AACCTAGATTTGGCTCTAATATAAGTTCATATTTATTTGAAATTGCAGATAATAATACTGCATCTGAAATAAGAGAGGAAATTAAGACTGCAATTGAGGTCTATGAGCCTAGGGCAAAAATATTAAATCTTTCAGTTGTACCTTACGAACCAAATAATGAACTTAGAGTTTCATTAATATTTCAGGTTATAAACACAACGGAAAAAGTAAATTTTTCTTTTTCAATAACAGGATTAAGATAAAATGGCAACGACAATTAAATCAACCTCACTAGATTTTAATAGTATAAAGAATAATCTTAAGTCGTTCTTTGCTGCACAAGATGAATTTGCAGATTATGATTTTGAAGCATCAGGTCTTTCAAATATACTTGATGTTTTAGCTTATAATACTCATTATAATGCACTTACAGCAAACTTTGCATTAAACGAATCTTTTTTAGGAACTGCTCAACTGAGAAGTTCCATAATTTCTCTCGCGACCGCAATTGGTTATATCCCAGACTCTCGGATTTCCTCACGTGCTACTGTAACATTACAGATTAACTATTCAGGAAGTCCGAAGCCTGATACAATTACAATGCCAAAAAATACAAAATTTACGACCTCGATTGATGATACAACTTATACATTTCAAACAAGAGAGGAATTATCAGCAACGGAAAGCGATACAACTGCTGGATTATATACCTTTGTTACTGCTGGTGGAACATCAGCCGTTAGAATTTACGAAGGGGCACAAAAAACAAAAACGTTTATTGTCGGACCCTACGAGGAAAATACAACATATGTAATACCTGATAAAAATTTGGATATTACATCTGCAGAGGTAAAGGTATATGATTCACCGTCATCTAGTAATTATGTAACATACACAAACATTACAGATGCGACTCAACTTAATTCATCATCTACAATTTATATTTTAAAAGAGGCTCCAAATGGATTTTATGAATTAACATTTGGTGATGGTAATGCATTAGGTATTACACCTACAGCAGGAAAACAAATTGTGGTTGATTACCTTTCAACAAAAGGTGAATCTGCAAATGGTGCTAGTGTATTTACACCTACAGCACAATTAGAAGGACAGACAATTACAGTTTCAGTTCCTTCAAGTGAAACATCAATTAAATCAATATCTGGTGCTGAAAAAGAATCAATAGAATCTATTAGAAAAAATGCACCTTTTCTATATGCATCACAAAATAGAATGGTTACAGCAGCCGATTACAGTGCACTTATTTTAAGAAAATATTCACAGTATATTGATGATTTATCTTCTTGGGGTGGCGAAGAAAATATTGAACCAGAATACGGAACCACATTTGTATCAGTTCAATATAAATCGACAACAGGAGATGCTGATAAGACAACTGTACAGGACGGTATTATTAACCTTGTAAAAGATTTAGGTGTTATATCATTTAATGTAAAATTTAAGGACCCAATTGTAACATTTATTGAATTGGATACATTCTTTCAATTTAATCCATTATTAACAAGTGTATCGGAAAATAGTACAAAAACCTTATGCACACAGGCAATTACAGATTATTTTGAGGATACAGTATTGTTTAATACAACTACCAAAACAGGTAAATTTGGTAGATCATTTAGAAGATCTAATCTTCTTACAGATATTGATGCAGTAAGTCCTGCTGTATTATCATCTAGGTGTAATGTCAGAATGCAACAAAGATTGGCACAAAATGAAGCATCAGAGGATGTTACAACTGCAGGTTATTTAGTTTTAGGTACTGCAAGAACATACAGTTTACAATACCCAGCTGCAATTGCTCAAGCAGATGATGTAAATTATATTGTTACAAGTAATAATTTTACATATAATGGTATTACATCACAGATAAGAAATAGATTAAATTCGAATGTTCTTCAAGTTGTAAACTCTAGTGATCTTACAGTTGTTGTAAGTGATATTGGAAGCTATGATGCGTCTGCTGGAACACTTACACTTACAGGCTTTGCGCCTACCGATACAGGTGGTAATACATATTTAAAAATTTCTGTTGTTCCTGCTAATCAAAGTGCAGTTGCTCCAGTAAGAAATAATGTTATAGGATATGATGATGCTAGGTCATCCATTAGAACAACAGTAACATCAGCAACAACTTAGGTATATCATGGCTCATAGAGATTGGGACGATAGGAAACGAAGAGAAATAAATCTTTCTACCTATAAGGTAAAGGAGATTTTACCTTCGTATTTCCAAGAAGATTATCCTACTCTTGTTACGTTCTTAGAAAAATATTTTGATCAACTAGATTCAGATTCACCGTCAGAATTATTACGACATATATACGAAAAGAAAGATATTATTCAAACTGATTTGGATTTACTTCCTTTTATTGAGGATGAGTTATTACTAGGTCAGTCATACTTTAAAGGATTTTCTAATCCTAGAACAGCAGCCGAATTTTCAAATAATCTCTATCGAAGTAAAGGATCAAAATACTCTATAGAACAATTTTTTAAAATGTTTTATCAGGAAGATCCAGATGTAGTATTTGGTAAGGATTTAATATTTAAGCTTAATGATTCAGCCTCAACTGTAGGTGTTACAACAGATAAAAGAATAACCAATAATAGACTATATCAAATCTTTGGTTTATTAATAAAAACAGGGCTCAGTATTGAGGATTGGAGAACACTCTACAAATTATTTGCACACCCTTCAGGTATGTATCTTGAAGGTCTTGTACAAATAGCAGAGGCAGCTGATTTTGATCTAGATCAAATGCCAAATGTTAGACCAGACTCTGCACCACCTCTTGCTATTTTTGGTGAAGCTGCATTTACACTTGTTGGTGCATTAGAGGAAACAGAAATTGGATTTGGTGATAGTGCAAATGATCAATACAGAACATATCTAAATTATAACCTAGATAGTTCTGGATTATCAATTTACCAAACAGCAACAATTGAACAACTTGCTGGACAATATGGTTCACTCATTGAAACCATTGAGGCAAATTCTCCTACACTAGATGAGGATTCAGATGCAGCAGGTACCTCAATCGACCTAACAAATACAATTGACAGAATGGATCAGGAAAGATATTTCTGGTGGGACCTTGATTCAGCTGATTATGAAGCACAAATAATTGCGAGAGATGATTCAGCAGAGTAGTAAAATTGTTATAAATAAAACTATAATTTGAGGAAGATACATTGGCAAGACAAAATTTAAATAGAGGTTCAGCGGCAAATGACGGAACAGGTGATACTCTTCGTCAAGCTGGATTAAAAATTAATCAGAACTTTTCTGAGTTATACTCTATACTTGGTTCAAGAGTAGATAGTGCAAATAATCTATCAACAGTCATGTCATTTGATAGTAGTGCTCTTGCTTTTGATAGTGCAACATATACTGTACAACTAAAAGCAACTACACCTACAGCAAATAGAACTATTTACTTGCCAAATGCTAGTGATACACTTGTAGGTAAAGCAACAACAGATACATTAACAAATAAGACTTTAACAAGTGCAGTATTAACAACTCCTCAGATAAATGATACATCTGCAGACCACCAATATGTATTTGGTGTCAATGAACTTGCAGCAGATAGAACAATTACATTACCTTTATTAACTGGTAATGATACATTTACGTTTAATGCTCATACACAAACACTTACAAATAAAACTTTAAGTGCTCCTGTGTTAAATGTTCCTAGAGTAGGAACAGCAATTACGGATTCTGCTGGTAATGAATTTATTAAACTTACTAAAGTTAATAATGCAGTAAACGAACTTACATTATCAAATGCTTTAAATGGTGGACCGACACTTGAAGCTACTGGTGACTCTGCTAATATTAATATAAATATTAATGCAAAGGGAACCGGATCGGTTGAACTTGAAAAAGCAGCATTTGATCATCAAGAAATTACATCAGATGGTGCTGCATCAACCGCAGTATCATATATTATAGGTAATAAAGGTTCTGCACTGGCTGTATCACTTGCAGACGGAACAACAATAGGAGAATATAAACTTTGGACTAATAAAGGTGCCGGAGCTATGACAGTAACACCATCAAACTTTGCACAAGGAACTTCTTTTGCACTAGCACAATATGATGGTTGTACAACAATTTGGGATGGCACAAACTGGTATCTAGTAGGCAACCAATCCTCGGTAACAGTAGCTTAATAGGTAATTAATATGGCAGCAGTAGTAACAAATCAAACAAAATTTCAACAAGCCGAAAAACTTTTTGGTGATGTCGGTAGACAATATACTGTATTAAATGACAGTGATGGTTCAGAAACAACTTCCGGTATTACATTTTTAACTTTAACTGACTCAGCTAATGCAGATCAGGCTGGGTTAAGTAATGTAACTTATCCTGCTGTTTATAGAGGAAAGGTAAACACATACTATGCAGCAATAGGAAGAACTCAAGATTGGAATGATTCAGACGCAGCGCCTTCACCAGGTGTAAATGATCGTGAAGGTAGAAAAGCCAGATATGATTTAACTGGTGTTAAAAAGATTTCAGACTATAAGTTTGTTATTCCAAGATATAATTGGTCAACAGGTACGACTTATAGTGGATATGATGATAATACAACAGGTTATCCAACAAATGCATACTATGTACTCACAGATGAAAATAATGTTTATATGTGTTTACAAGCTGCAAAAAACAATGCAGGTACTGTGCAACCATCAACAATAAAACCAACAGGTACTGCAACAACAGCACTTGATACAGGTGATGGATACAGATGGAAATTCTTATACAGTATTGATGCAACGAATGCAAACAAATATCTTGCAGCAAATTATATGCCAGTGGAATTTGTAACTGACTCTGCTCTTGATCCAACACTAACTGCAGCTCAACAACAACAGAAAACAATTCAAAATGCCGCTGTTAAAGGTAGAATTATTAATATACAATTAGATTCAGGTGGTACAGGTTATACAAGTGCACCATCAGTTACAATTTATGGTGATGGTTCATCTGCCGCTGCCACTGCAACATTATCAGGGTCATCTGTAAGTAAGGTTGAACTAGGTGCATATGATTCAGGTGGTTCTGGATATAAACAAGTAAGTGTTGCATTTTCAGGTGGAGGTTCACCAACCAAACCTGCAAAAGCAAGAGCAGTGCTTGGTGCTGAAGGTGGTCCTGGTGCCGACCCAAGGAAAGATTTAAAAGCAAGTTCAGTAATGTTTAATGTACAACCCGCAGGTAATAATAATGGTACATGGGTTGTAGGAAATGATTTCAGACAAGTTGCTGTTCTTAAAAATCCATTAAAACCGGGGCAAGACAGTGCTGATGCATACAAACATGAAAGTAGTTTCTTTACAGGTGCTGACGGTAATGCAGCAAAGGCAATGAAGGTAGGTATTTCAACGGAATTTGTTGTTGATGGACTTATTACTGGTGGTACATCTGGTGCTAAAGCATACTTGGATAGTTGTCCAAGTGGTACAGGGGATAAAACATTAAAATTCCATAAAAATGAAACAACAGGATTTGTTGCTTTCCAAGTTGGTGAAACAATAACTGGTTCACTAGGTGGTTCTGGTACAATATCAACATTAGGTGATTCTGCCGGTGCACGAGATGTAGATCCAATGACAGGAGACTTATTATACATAGATAATAGAGCCGCTGTTACAAGGACTGAATCACAAACAGAAGATTTGAAGATAGTAATTACACTTTAGGATAAGATATGGCAACTGCATTTAATTCAAGTATTCTCTCATCAACATATAGAGATGATTTTAGAGATAGTGACCAATACTATCGTATATTGTTTAATGGAGGTAGAGCACTACAAGCCAGAGAATTAACACAGTTACAAACAATCATCAACAAAGAAATGGAGAGATTCGGTAAGAATATCTTTAAGGAAGGTGCTTGTGTATCTGGTTCAACTGTTACCATCAATAAATCTTACGACTACATTAAGCTTAATACATCAGGCACAGGAGAGCCTTTACCTGTAGATACTACTGTTCTTATAGGAAAAGAATTTAGAGGTGTTACATCTAAAGTTCGATTTAGAATATTAGAAGTTTATACTGCAGCACAGACAGGTGATGTTGATACAATATATGTTCAATATACAGGTGGAACATCTGATGGTGCTTATGTAAAAGCAACTGATAATGAAACACTAGAAAATAGTGACGGCAACGGTCTTGATGACCTTAAATCAAAAGCCAGTAATGCAACTGGTACAGGAACAAGAATCTCATTTGGTGACGGTGCTTTCTTTGTACAAGGACACTTTGTATTTGCACCAGCACAATCATTAATTTTAGCATACTATTCAAATAATTATAATGGTAATGTTGGATTTAAAGTTACACAGGATATTGTAACAGCTGTAGATAATTCAGCATTATATGACAATCAAGGTGTAACCCCTAATACATCTGCACCAGGTGCTGATAGGTATAGAATACAACTTACACTTATTGACGAGGCAGATGTACTTGCGACAGAGGATTTTATCTATTATTGTACAGTTAAACAATCCGAAATTGTTGCTCAAGTTTCAGCGACTGATAATTATGCTAAAATTAATGATCTCATGGCAAAACGCACATATGAGGAATCAGGTAACTATATTGTAAAACCATTTAGAGCATCATACTCTGAAAATGATTCATCAAGCGATTATTTAAATCTTGATGTTGCTCCTGGTACTGCGTATGTATATGGTTATAGAGCTGAAACTCAAACAGCAAAAACATTAGCTATTGCCAAACCACAAACATCAGTTTTGGAAAGTAATGTAGGTATTCCTACAGATTTTGGTAACTATGTTAGGTCAGATTCTGCAAATGCAATTAGTATTCCTGTTTGGTATTCATCAAATAGTGCTGGGGCAAATGGTAAACCAATTAAGATTGGAATGCTTGACTCAAGTGGTAGCTCAATAGGTACAACTAGTGTAAGAGCTCTGGAAAAGATTGGATCAGAATATAGACTTTATATTTTTGATACAAAGTTAAATGATCCAGTAAAAAGATCCTTTGAGTCTGATGTTAAGAAACTAGGTGATAGTGCAGGAGATGCTTGGAGCTTACGATATGATACTCTCAACGGAGTAAGGAAAGCAATTATACAAGATCCTACAAATAATAATTTATTTTTTGATCTACCAAGAACAAGACCAAAAGATCTTACTGATATATCAATGGCTGAACAAAGAATTAAAATTGGTACAGCCGATGGTTCTGGTAATGCAACATTATCAATTGCAAGTGGTACTCTTGTAGAGAGTGCTAAATGGATAGCAACACTTGCAAACGGAACACAAGTCACACCTGGTGTTACAATTACAGGTGGTGGATCCGGTGCAAACTTAACAGGATTGCAAGCAAATCAAACATATCATTTATTGTATTATGTAAATATAACAATTACAGCAAAATCAAAAACACTTACAAGTGCAACAAAAACATCGACATCGTCTGGTGATTGGACAGATTCAGATGGTATTAGTTATCTAACATTAGGTCAGGCTGATATTTATGATATAAGACAAATTAAGGATAGTGCAAGTGGTGATAGCACAGGACAGAATTATATCTTTGACAATGGACAAAGAGATAACTATTATCAACACGGTAGATTAATTCTAAAACCAGGATTAAGTAAGCCAACAAATACCTATGTATCATTCAGATACTTTGCACATGGTGCTGGTGATTTTTATTCAGTTAATTCATACATAGGTCAGGTAAACTATTCAGACATTCCAACATTCAACTCTCCTTCACAGGGACCTGTTGATCTACGTGATGTGCTTGATTTTAGACCTACAAGAGATGGGACAATTTCAGGACAAAGATTCATAGATAGCTGTAATTTACCAATTAATGGTTCATTTATTAATGCTGATATTGAAACATATCAACCAAGAATGGATAAATTGGTAATTGATCAAAATGGTGTATTAATAAATGTTCAAGGAACACCAGATTTTAATCCTAAATTTCCAATTACACCTGATGGTACATTAGAGCTATTTAAAATGTCATTGAATGCAAATACACTCAATGATTCAGATGTTAAAATGGAAGCTATCGATGCAAAACGATATACCATGAATGATATATCAAAATTGGATAAACAAATCCAGAGACTTGAGGAATTAACAACTTTATCAATGTTAGAAGTTGATACAAAAAATCTTCAGGTGTTGGATAGTTCTGGTAATGCTAGAACAAAAGCAGGATTTGTTGTAGATAACTTTGTTGATCAAGCATTTGCTGATACAAAAAATATAGCATATAATGCTGCAATTGATCCAGAGGCAAAATTATTAAGACCATCATTCATTGAAGATAACATAAGACTTATATACAATTCAGATTCATCAGCAAATGTAACCAAGATTGGTGATTTGGTGATGTTATCATATGACTCAGCTGAATACCAATCAATTAATATATGCTCTGGAACAGAGAATATTAACCCATTTAATGTTACCTCATCAAGAGGAACAATAAGATTATCTCCTGCATCAGATGAATGGAGAGAAACCAAGGTTGCTGCAGAAAAAGTTATAAAAGGTGGCACAAAGCTTGATACATCTCAAGCATTGCTTTGGAATAACTGGGAATGGAACTGGTCAGGAAAAGATCTAAATGATTTGGAGGTTGGTGATCAATCCAAAAATACACTAACCTCAACAACACCTAAAAGAGATTATAAAACAACTTCTGAGAAAAGAGCAGATTATTGGGGTGATAATAGAGTTTATCAAAGACCTGCATTACCTGATCCTGTTGTTACACCATCAGTTACAACCGTAAATAGAATTGTTGCATCTGAAACAATACGAGAGATTATAGGTAAAAAAGTAGTTGACCTTGCATTATTACCTTGGATACGATCACGTAAGATTTACTTTAAGGCTGAAGGTTTAAGACCTGCTACAAGATACTTCCCATATTTTGATGGTAAACAAGTAGATAATTGGGTGAAACAACAAACATTCCAAACATTCTCTGGTGATTCGTCTGAATTAGGTACACAGTATCATGGTAATACACAACACCCGGAAACAAAAAGTACTCTTGTTTCAGATTCCGATGGTGTAATTGAAGGATCATTCTTTATACCATACAAACAATTTAAAGCTGGTACAAGACAATTTAAGCTATTGGACATTTCTGGTGGATTGGATAATCAGGCATTATCAATAGCGACAACAACATATTCAGCACAAGGTGCAATTGAAACAACACAACAAACAGTAAAAACAACTCGTGTGTTAACATTTCAAGGTGAGCAAACATCGACATCTAACGATAAGAAATCTGATAATGCAACCGCGGCAATTGGTAAAATATCAAGCCCTTTAATTACTGGTCCAAATACTTTTGTAGCAGATAATAATGCACCGTTGGATAATATTCAATTTTCTACAAGGAATGTTAGACAAGTTGGTGATACATTCATTGGTGATAAATATATGTTCACAAGATGTGGATATAGGGATCCTCTTGCTCAATCATTCTTTGTGAATGATATTACAGGTGTGTTTATAACATCACTGACAGCTTATTTTAAAACAAAGGATAATAATTTACCTGTTACATGTCAGATCAGACCTATGGAAAATGGACATCCACATTCTACAAAAATTTTGGCAACAAAAACACTTACATCTAGTCAAGTAAGTGTTGCGTCTACACAAACAGTTGCTGGTGCTTTGGCAGCTCCAACCAAGTTTGTATTTGATGAACCAATTTATTTGTTACCACAGGAAGAGTATGCTATTGTTTTACTTGCTGATAGTAATAACTACAATGTATATGTCTCAGAGGTTGGAGAGTTCCACTTAGGTTCTACATCTAAGAGAATTACAACTCAACCTTCACTTGGTTCATTATTTAAGTCACAAAACGGTAGAACATGGGAGCCTGACCAGAAGAAAGATCTTATGATGCGATTAGGTAGAGCATCATTTAATAAGACATCTGGTGATGTACGATTAAGAAATGCTAGGGTACCTGTTGAAAGATTACCTGCAAACCCAATTAAAACAACTGCAAGTGATGCTACTGTGACTATATTATATCCTGAACACGGTTTAGATTCTGGTGATACATTTACTCTATCAAATTTAACACCTTCAGCTAGATATGGTGGTTTGCTAGGTAGTTCACTAATGACAGCCAAAACTGTCACACATAGAGACGGACAAGGTTTTACATTTGAAGCAGATTCAACTGCCACAAGTAGTACATTCTCTGGTGGTAGTAATGTTAGAATAAGAAATAGAAATATTCAATTTAACTTTGCTAAGGTAGATATTCAAACAATGTCACCAGATTTAACAGGTGTAGGACTTAGGGGTAAATTTACTTCAGGTAGATCACTTACTGATAGTGACGGTAATAACACCAGAATGATTAAAGATACAACATGGTCAGGATTACAATTTGGTAAAACAACATCATTTATCAATGGACCTAAAATGATTGCCAATAGAGATAGAGAAAATTTGGTTGTTGGGTCTGAAGGTCTAGGTGGAAATTATTCTACAGAAATAAGTGTAACACTTAAGACAAATAGTAATTTTGTATCACCAATTGTTGATTTACAAAGAGCTTCATTAACAACAATCGAAAATAGAATTACAGATACTATTGCTGATCCATATACAATAAATTCTGCTGTTGAAACAGCTGCTGGTAGTGGTAATGAACTTGCAAGACATATTTCAATACCTGTAGTATTGGCAAATGCTTCTGTTGGTATTAAGGCATACATTGCAGTTAATAGACCATCGGCTGCATCTGTTGACTTCTATTACAGAGTAGGCGATGAAAATACCAACTTAGAACAAAAAGATTGGACATTATTATCACCTGTATCAACACCTCCACCCGATGATAATCAAGCAATATTTAGAGATTATGAATATTTGGCTGGTGGGCAGAATGGTGTAT